GGCGGCCGGCTTTTCGCCTTCGATCGGCTCGCTCGGGCCGCCGGGCATATACGTTCCTTCAATCGCATCCTTGATGCTCAAATCCTGCTCGCCATTCTCGGCCGCAGCTTCTAACGCCATTGCAGCTTCTAGCTCGGGGCTTGACGGCATATATTTAAGCACTTGCAGGAGCGGAATTTTGCGCGCGTACATTTCCCAATTGTCGTGTGCGTAGTGCTTGTCGCCGACTTTGTTGTATCGCTTGAAGTGGCGCTTTACTTTTTCGTTCGTCCAAACTTCGATGACGGGAAAATCGTTCCCCTTGATGCGTCCGACCGCATAGACGAACAGGAGCTTTGCCGGATCATCTTCGCTGCCGGGCTTGTGTTTGACGAACGGATTGTCGCCTAGCTCATAGTCGAATTGATCGCCCGCGAACACGGCGCCCGTCCACACTGCGCAGCGGCCCGTGCGATTCGCCAGCTCGACGAGCCCTTTCCAGCCTGGAATAAACTGCGCTTCCATCTTGCGCTTGCTGTTGTTGTAGTACGGGATCATGTACGCGCGGCCGTTCAATCCAATTTCCAGCCCGAGCTGCGCCGATTGAATGACGCAAGCGAATACGCTCGCCGGCTCGCACTCGGCGAGTTTCGGATTCATCCGGTATGCAGTGAGCGCGATGCGCGCCATGCGATCGGCCTTGATATGCTGCGGGAGCGCTGCCGCGATTTGCGATTTGTACATTTGCAACATCGCGGGAAAGCTCTGCACCGTTCGCGCAACGCTCGTGCCTTCGCTGCCGGCTGCGGCGCGCAAGTCTTGATTGCCCATTATTCCGGTCCCTCCAGTTGTGGCAGCGCATCGTCGGCGCCAATGCCGCCGGTCGCTCCCTTTTTGAAACGTCCATCAATGTAGCTCGATGGCTCGACGACGTAGCCGCGCCGCTTTACGGTCTTGCGAATGAACAGCTCCCCGTCGTCAAAATCGAGCACGCCGGCATTTTTCATCGAATGCAGCAAATGCGCCTTCGCCACGTCGCGCGCTTCGCTGTAGTGGCCGATCCACTTCGCGCAATCCTTGTACATGGTGCGCCATGCCCGCAGCGCATCGTCGGCCTTTAGAATCTCCGTTGCATTCGGATTGCTAAACATCAGCTCCGCCGTTTCGAGCGCACGGGGATGCGCAAAGTCGATTGCCGGCGGCGTTTTGCTCTCGATCAGCTCCCAAAACTTTTGGGCTTCCGACAACAAATACTTGTCGATCGCCGCATCGCGCTCCAACGTGTACACGCGCAAGTCATCGCTGCCAAGCAATGCGACGATGCGCCCGAGCGGAGCATCCAACGCGATCATTTGCCAATGCAATTGCGTGCAGTAGTACGTCGGCGCTTCGTCCGTTCCCGACTTGCCCCATTGCCCGCGCGTGTACTCGCTGGCGCTTTTTATCTCAATGGGGATCATCGTTTCCGGCCCGATCCGCTCTATCCGGTCGACTTGGGCGCGAAAGTGCTGCGCCTGCGGAAGCGTGCAATCTATTCCAGACTCCAGCGGCGTGCTCGTCTCCAGCTCGTAGAGCTGCGCGATTGGAGCTTCTAAAATCTTGCCGCGACGCTGCGCCTTGTTTTCCTCGTCGGGCCGTTCCAGCTCGCCGATCTTTTCAAGGAAAAGGCGAAGCCGGTCTTTCCACGGCGACAGCCCAAGCAACCCGGCGATATCGCTCCCGCCGAGAAAACCTTTACGTTCCATTTTTATGCGCTCCCGGTAGACACTCGACGACGCCAAAGCCGTAACACCGCATTCGCGTGCCGGGCCAAATGACACAGCGGCACCGCACGCAAATATGCGGCATGATCGCGCGGCGAATTTTCATTCCGGCTCGGCGCTCGCATCTTCGACGGGAAACTTCGCGCCGTACTGGATTAAATGGTCTTGATCGGCGATCGGAGCTTCGTAAATCTTTTTCGTGTAGTAGCGGATCGCGGCGGCTTCGGTGACGGCGCGGATTAGCGCGACGACGATTCCATTCTCGACCAATATGCGGATCGGGATTTTGCGCGACGGTTTCGCATCCCCCGGCGATCCGGCGGGCGCGACGGTTTCATTTGCCATGACAACACTCCCTTTCAAAAGATGGCTCGGGCGCGGCGCCTTGGAGACGCCAATCCCCATCGCTACTTGCGAAGGTACGCGAAATGCGCCGGCCCGAACCAAGCGTTATCGCCGCGCGACGCGCAGCGATTTGTTTTTGTGTTGCACTCCAGCTCGGAACAAAAGCCAATCATCGCCGAGCAGACGGATCGAGCGCAGCCACTTCCGGCGATTCGATTGCACTTGTCGCCAGCTCATACCGAGCAACAGCGGATAGACGGTGCGCGCCCAATGGCGCAGCTCACGCGGCGTTAGGCTCGACAGTCGCGACGGCGGCGGGCTCGGCGGCGACGCCAGCTCGGGCGATAGCTTTAGATTGTTGCGCATCGTTTCTCCAAATGTTTGCGCATCGGCCGGCGCCGATCGCGTGTGAAAATTCGTACGCTCCGCACTCGCACGCCTGCCGGGCGATCGGCGCGGCCGATGATGCGAAGTAATAACCCGGTAAAAACCCGGTTTTCATGCTGCCAGCTTCGGCGGCGGCTCGTCGCCTTCGCGCTTTTTCATGCGCTCGACGAGCATCGCATCGGCGTACAGATACGCCGCCGTCGATACTTGCGTCGTCAGCTTCACCGCATCCCCCAAGCTACTCGCGCCGCTGACGGGCGGGATCAATCGTTTCATGGCGACGAGCGCGATCGCGTCGCGCAGCGTCATGCCTGGATGATGCTCGCCCGGGAATGCCGGGCCGCCCTTGCTCGTCGGTTGCTGCGGAGTCGCCATCATTTCCCCTTTAGAACGTCCACGTCGACGAATACCACCATGCCCAAGCGTTGCGCGATCTGCCCGCCCGCGAACGAATCCTTGTGCCGATCCCAAAAGCCGCGACAACACGCCGCGTTGCTGCGGCCGGTATGATGGCACTGGCGATGCCTGGAGAATCCGCCGTGCCGATCCGCAACGTCCGCTTCTAGCTTTTTGATATCGAGCGGGCAAGCCGGCCGATAGATGCACGTCTTGCACATTCGACGCTGCACGCGGAAGCCAATGCGCTCGCTCATGATCGCGTTATCTTGCGGCTTTCCGCAACCGAAAGCAATAGCTCGGCAGCGTTTTTCCGAAACATTTTCAGAATCCCCGGCGATTTTCTGCTATGCGCCGTCGCGCCGGGCTCGGGCATACAAGGTTTGCAAATTCGCCAGCTCGGGCGTGCCGTCGATTTTCGGCATCAGCTTGACAAGCTCCGTCATCAGCTCGTCGAACACGAGCACGCGCCCGAGCGCTTTCGTCAGTAAGTCGACGTTATAGCCCGCATCGAACATCAGCTCGTTAAAGTCATCGTCGACGCCGCCGCTCGCGAATTTCGCCGTTACTTTTTTGTTTGTCGCGTCGACGCGCTCCGCGATGATTGTCGCGAGCGCTTTTCGCATTGCTTCCGTCCGTTGCCCTGGCGTTGCTTGCTCTGTCATTGCAATTCCCCTTTCGGATGATCGATCATGCGCCCTTCGAAGCGCGCGACAAGCTCGCGCAGTGCCGTGATAACGTCGGCGCGCTCCGCGTTGCTTATGTACGTTATGCGCGAATCGTCGCGATTGAACGGAAACGCGAGCAGAATAAATCCGACGCGCGGCGGCTTAACGCCCTTGTTCAGCTCCGCGTCAATCGCCGACGCGATCGCTTGCAGCTCCGCCAAGGCGCGCGGATCGATCATTGCAACGCCCTGGCGATGATGCGCGCCGCCAACAGCCCGACGCGCAGCCATACGAACACGTTTAACGCGGCGAGCCCGAACACGACGAGCTGCCAGCCGATCGCGAGCCGGGCGCGGCGCCGCGTCATGCCGGCACCGTGCCCGCCGCGTAGACTGTCGCGACGACGACGGCCGCGACAATCGCCAGCTCTAGCGCCCATCGTCGCAACGCTGCGCGATCGCGGCCCGTCATTGCGTCGCCTTCAAGTGATTCAGCCGGTCGAACGCGGCGACATATTCCGCCGTGCTCGGATCGTGCAGCGCCGGAAACTTGCGCACGGGCTCGGACTGTCGCGTGAATAAATGCGACGTTAAGCGCCACAAGCGCGCCTTATAGGACGGCTCGCCTTCGGCGCGCTCCCGCCTGAACGTATCGCGAGCGGTATACTCCCCGCGCATCGTAAGCGGCGCCCTGGCGGCGAGCTGCGCGGCCGACAGCCGCACGCGATCGCGGAGCTTCAAGCGCTTGCAGCCCGGCGGGCTCGCCGCCATCGCTTCCCATGCGAGCCGCGCCCGGGCTTCGGCATCCCTGGCGCGCAGTGTCGTCGCGATCCTCACGGCGCCGCCCGCATTTTTTCCATCGCAACGGCCGCCGCATCGCTCGCGCGCTCGTGCGCGGCTTCTATTTCCTCAATGCGCGCCGTCGCCAGCGTCATAAGCATTGAGCAATCGCCGAGCGCGTCGACGGGATCGCGGCGAGCCAATGCGAGAATGCCCCGCTTTAGCCAATCGCTTACCGCCGGATCGGCGAGCATGGTCTTGCAAACGTCGCGATAATTTTCGCCTTCGCACTCGACCGCTATCGTGATATTGCGTTTCATTTTGGCGTCTCCCTGTTTTATAGATTGTCGAGAATGAACACGGCCGCATCGCCGCGCCATACCACCGTGCGCCCCGCCGCGTTGCTGCGCATCGGCAAGCCGGAAAAGTGCGCGGCAATGTATGCCAGCTCGGCGCCATTCGCCGCGCACGTTACGATTTGCTCCGCGCCAACATCGAGCGACGGCGCCGGGCTTCCGACTTTCCAGCTTGCGTACATAATCACAACATCAGTAAATGCCCCGTCGTCTCCGTCGTCATAATGCGGATCGGCGCTCGTGCAGACGAGCACGGCGCCAGCTTGCGCAGCGTATAACGCGAGCGCGGCGGCGATTAGTTTGCGTTTCATTTTGGCGTCTCCATTGTTGACGGTGCAAAGCGCACCGGGCGCGCCTGATCGGCGCGCCCGCTACGTTTTACAATCGCTTCCCGCAGTGCCGGCACTCGACATTGCTCGCCCGCTGGCGCATCCGGCACGCGCTATTGCTGCACGTTACCATCGGCGAATCGCGACAGCTCCCGCCGGGCGTGAGCCCTGACAGGCGCCGATCGTGCGCCAGCTCCGCGCCCGTTAGCATTTGCTCGACGGTGCGGCCGGCGGAGCGCTCGACGTTAGCGCGCAGCGTCGCCGCGTTACCGGCTGCGGCTTCGATCGAGCGCACGCGCAACGCTGTAAGGCGATCGCCGAGCGCGCGCGCTTCGTCTTGCTCGTCGCCCGCAAGGCGCCCGCCAAGCGATTGCAATATCAACATGGCATCCCGCTTGCTCACGGTAAAGCGCCAGCTCTGCAACAGTGCCAAGTCGGCGCGCGGCTCGTCGTCGTGCTCTGTCGTCGTCATGATTGCACCGTCGAAAGTAACGCTTCGATCTTGTCGTGCTCGCGCGCCGTCCAATGCGCGGAGCCCGAGCCCGCGTCAATGCGCTTGCTGATCGCGCGGAGCGTAGCTAGCGCACTTTGCAGCTTGTGCAACGCGTCGACGATATCCGACGCGGGCACGATCCCGCCATCGTCGACGCGATACACCGCACCGCCGCACGCGAAAAACACGGCGCGAGCTGCCCGAGCTTGCGCGCGCAGCGCTTCGAATATCGCATCCGTTCGCGCCTTCACGATTGCACCTTGGCGGCGTAGTACTTGCGCGACTTTTCGAGCTTGGCAAGCGCACGGTGCGCGCGCGCTTGCTTGCGCGCCCATCGCACAATCGCCGCGTCGAGCTTGGCGAGCTTCGCCGCCTGCCGCTTGCGCAACGCGTCGGCCGGGCTCGCCCTGGCGCGCACGGGCTCGGGCGCCGGCTCGGGCTCCCTGGCGGCTGATAGGTCTATGCCTTCGAAGCGATGCCTTGCGGGCGCCGCCCTGGCGTTTAATCGTTTCGCTTTCATGTTGGCGTCTCCTGTGTCGGGCACTATGCCCGCCAAGGGCTCTAGATCGATCCTAGAGCCCTTGACGGATCGCGTGCTAGGCAAGATCGAGCGCGCGCTTTCCTGGCGCCTTGGCGGCCGTGCTAACGGCTTCGGCGCTCGATGCCGGGCGGGCACGTCCTACGCTCCAATCGCGGAGCCGCTTAACCTTTTCGGCTGCGGTCTTAGTAAGCGGCACGACAGTTGACGCGGCGGCGATTAAATCCTTTGTGCGAATCTCGCGCGCCTTATCATTGAACGCTGCAAATAGCGCGTCGGGCACAATCGCCGCAATTTCGGAGCCGGTAAAGCCTTCGCACGCCGCGCTAATCTGTTCGCTATCGATCGGCACTGATCCGCGCCCGTGCGCCTTCATTGCAGCGGCGACGACAGCGGCGCGCTCGTCAGCGTTCGGCACGTCGACGAAAAACAATTCATCGAATCGCCCCTTGCGCAACAGCTCGGGCGGGAGCCCTTCAACATCGTTCGCTGTCGCGACGACGAACGCTTCGCCTTGGCGCTCCTGCATCCATGACAGAATCGAGCCGAGCGCGTCAGACGATACGCCACCGTCAGCGCTGCCGCTCGTCGCGCCTTGCAACGCTTTTTCTATTTCGTCAAACCAGACAACACAGCGGCCGATCGCTTCAATAACTTTGAAAGCCTTGCGAAGATTCGATTCGCTTTCGCCGACGAATTTCGACTTTAGCGCGCCAAGGTCGACGCGCAACAGCGGCACGCCCCAAGCGGCTGCAACAGCCTTTGCCGTTAGCGACTTTCCGCAGCCGGGCACGCCAACGAGCATGACGCCGCGCGGCGCGGGAAGCCCATAATCCCGCGCTTGCTTGCTATACGCAGCCTTGCGCACTGTGAGCCAGCCTTTTAGATTCTCCAGCCCGCCAACGGCATCGAGCCCGCCCGGGATCGGGTCGTACCATTCCAAAATCCGCTCGCGCGCAATCACGCGCTTTTTTTCGCCGCTGACGATGGCGGGATCGATGCGGCGCGATTGCACGAGCGAGCGCGCGTAACAGCTCGCCGCTTCTTCGCCGCTTAGTCCGATCGCCGCATCGATCGCCGCTTCGCGCGTGCCGTTCGGCGCCGCAGCCGCTTGCAGCTCGTCGGGCAGCCCTGCAATAGCGCCATCGAGAATCGCCGCGACTTCGGCGCGGTCGGGCATCGGCCATTCGATAACGGTCGTATGCCCCGCCAGCTCGGGCGGCACGTCGCCGCTAGGCGAAAGCACGATGATTGCTTGCGCGCTCGCCTTGGCGGCCGTTGGCAAGCTCCGCGCTAAGTTGCGGAGCTGGCGCATTTGCACGGCGCCGCTTTGTCCCTGGAGCCATGCCGGAAGATCGCGCATGATCCACAATCCGCGCTCGTCGCCGCTCGTCGCGCGATTGCCGATCAGCGTAAGCATTGCAGCCGGATCGTTCAAGTCGCTGCCGAAGCGGGAGCCGTTAATATCGGCCGCGCCTTGCGCAACGTCCCAAGTGCGCGCGATGTAGCCGGCATTGGCGCCGGCTTCGAATAGCGAGCGCTCGACGCGCGCTTCTTCGCGCGTCACGATCCACAACAGCGAATTGCGAGCGCGGAGCAGCGCCGAAACGTCGGCCGCTGCGCGTATACCATTGTTGCTTGTCGTCGTCGTCATGTTCAATTGCTCCTGTTGTGGCGCCAGCTATAGGCGCCGGATTGAGTCGTGCTCTAGTGCCCCTTGTGCCACGTATGCCCGCCGTCGTGCGAATGCAGCCCTTGTCCCACGGCTTGCTTATCGATCGAGCGCCCCGCGAGCTGTTCAGCCTTGGCGATTGCAGCCTTAGCGAGCGGCGAGCCCGACACCATGATGCGACGATAGGCGCACGCGTCTGTCACTCCATCGCGCGCTTCGTCGTCGATGCCTTCGAACGCTACGCCGCCGTTCGATCCGACCTTGGCGCGAATGCGGCCGGCTATCAGCCCGGCCGCGAAGCGATCAACAGCGGCGCGCACTTCCGCGATTCGCTCGCTGATCGTTTGCTGCGGCTTTAACTTGGTATCGCAAGGCATGGCGGCTTACTCCTGATCGAATGAGACGACGGGCGCGCGCGGCTCGTCGACGGAAAGCGCGGGAGTGTCAAGATCGAGCGTGCGCGGCGCGACTTCGGAGCGCTCGACTTGCAAGGGCTGTTCGTCAAGGTCTAAAAACGACGTGCGCGCCGCTGCTATCTTGCGCGCCACTTCGCCATCGATCGCGACGGCCGCGACTTCGCCAGCCTTCGCCGCGCGCACAATTTCGCGCGCCGCACGGCGGGCAGCGTCGACGGCGCCCTTAACCTTGTTCGCGCCTTCGGCCGTCAACATTTGCGCAATTTCCTGCGCACGCCGCGCCGCATCGCGCACGGCCGCCGGATCGAGCTTAGTAACGCCCGCTTCCATCGTCGCCAGTATTTGCGCCAGCTCGCCGCGAATCGCGCGCGCCGCTTCTACATCGTCTTGCGCAACACGCCCCGCGATCATGTATACATCGATGCGCGTAATTTTCGCGGTCGCATTAAACGCGTCGACCATTGCGCGCGCTTGCTTCATCGCTTCGTCAAGCTCGCTCGCCTTATCTTCGGGGCACAAGTGTCCGAAGGCTGTCGCCGCGCAAACCTTGCTGACGGTATAGCTTGCTTCGCGCCGCACTTTACCGGCGGCTTCGAATTCGATCGCGTCTGCAATCGTGCGCTCGGTTTCCCATTTAGCGAAGCGCTCGCCTTCGGGCGTTGCATGATCGGAAATAATGTCGCGCTTTGTGTAGCTGACGTTTCCGCGCAAGCTCGTTTTGATTGCGACGAGCAAGCCCGGCCGCAGTGTTGAAGTGTTGAACATTTTGGCGTCTCCGTTTGTCTAGGTTAGCGGCCCGGCTGGTATACCGGACCAGCCCATATTTTCCGGTTTTCCGCAAAGGCTGTCAAGGGGGCACGCTACGCCCGGGCGGGAGCCCTTGGGAGCCCGGGATTTGACCCTATTTGCGGAAGCTCGTACCCTAGCCCGACTATGGATTACAAACAGCTCCTAAAACACTTTGGCGGATCGCTGACGGAGACGGCCGCCGCGTTGCAGCGGCCGACGAGCACGGTCTTTTTTTGGAAAAAGCACGGCATCCCGCGCGGCGTGCAATTCGAAATACAAGTGTTGACCGGCGGGAAGCTCCGCGCGTCGCCCGGCCGCCCGCGCCGCTTCGCGGCTTAGTGCGGCGAAGG